GTCCAAAAAACACGCCTGTTCGGTTGCCTTTCGAGTAATTGCATCGCGTACACGCTGCTAAGAGGTTATCAGGCTCATCAGTGCCACCTTTGCTGATTGGAATCACGTGATCCACAGTGCTTGCATCGTTGCCACAGTATTGGCAGAGATAGCCATCACGTATCAGTATCCGTTCACGTATCTTAGACCAGGCTCTTGTGCCGCCATTAGCTCTTGCTGACTTAGCTGGCATCAATGGAATCCATTAGCTTTGAAGAATCGCCACGCGTTGCACATAGATCCATAACGCTTTGTGATGTATCGAATGCTCCAGTCCACCATCGAAAAGCCATCGAGTCGTCCATACTTAGCATTCTTCATCTGGCCTAAACCATAGTGTGATCCGTTACGTGCATCGACTTTCCAGTTGCTTTCCTTCTGGATCAATGCATTGAAGCAGCTGAACTGTTCCATAGATACGATTCGAGAATGTGCATAGAGCTTGAGCAAATCAGTCTGTGACACTGCTTTTGCTTCTACTGTTGTGGATATTGTCAAGATTAGAATTGACATAGGAATAGCCAATAAGTTTTTATTATTTTTTATCTTTATATTTATTTTCTTTTTATTTATCTTTATTTTCAAGATATTATCTTTCAAGTATAGCGATGAATCCTGACAATCTGTCAAGGATTGAGGTCGGTGTGTCGCATCGTCCACAGGTGCCTGTGGATAAGTCTGTGGATAACTATTCATCGTCGGATCCATGTTTTTCGCTCCCAACCAGTATGTTCTTTAATCTGAATCTTGACAATTCTGCCTCTTGGATATTTAGTCGCATTACACGTGCACCATTCGATTGTTTTGCAATAAGAGATTCTTTGCCAGGCTAAATTCCAGACGTATTTATGCGTCGTCATTTCAGTTGTTGTTTTATGCAGGCAGCGTTGATTTTTTGCCCTTTCCCTAAGAGGGCATTCGTCTACAAAATACATCTCAGTCAAGGCCAGCCACCAGCGAATCATCGACCAGCTTGACCGAGAATGCGCCGCAACCAGCGCATTGAGCGAACCATTCGTGCATCGTCAGCTCTTGACCCTTAGTAATCAGATGTTGCTGACGCCCATCACCATAGAGCTTCTTGCAGATTGAGCAATCAAATCGCAGCAGTGGCATATCCGCTCCTCACCAACGTCTCGATTGGATTCAGATTGCCCTGATCTACCCACCAAGAGTCCTGACGTGGATTCTTAAATCGCTTTCGCTTAGCAAATGCTACTGGAAGCCAGCCAACGATGTAATAGACAGGCGACTTGCCGACTACTAAGACGGCCACATCATCATCTCTATCGTATGGATAAACGATGAGATTGCCTCCGGTGTAGGTAGTCCAGCGCACTTCTAAGCCTTGACCTACATCTGCCCGTCTCTTCCCTTTGTTGTCATTGATGTCGTAGTCAAGGCCGAAATACCGAGCCACCAGCATTTCAGCAGCTAGTGATTCGGCATATTCAACGCATCGTTCGTGATTGTTAAGCTTTGAGTTGTATTGAATGCCATGACCTAACACGCCGGATTGTGAAAATATGACTTCACTGGCACGTTTATGAATCGCCCACTCATCAGCTTCCGTGACTGTCATTTTCTGCATTCGACACAGAACCACAAGATTGGTTCGCCCCCGACATTGTATTGATAGCCTGACTTGTCCAACGTGCGAATGTGTTGGCAGTTGTCGCAATTCTCGACTTTGTATTCAGCGACGACTTTTCCATCAATCAATGTCCGACCGACCATTTCATCAATGTTGATGATCTCGGTAACGGCGCTCATTTAATAGCCAGCACAATCAGCAAGATTCCCAGAACGCATTCGGTAATCACAAGAATTTGGATCAATCGATTCTTTGTCATACTTGTGGCCTCCACTGTCCATCAGATCCAAGAACGTTCCACACTGGCGAACACTGCTTGGCTTTGACCTTTTCGACGCAGAAATATCCGCCCCAAGATTTCGGAGCATCTTTCTTTGATTCACGCCAAATCATGTGGCCATGAGAACACAATGGAGCAGCAGCTACTTGAACGCCACCTAGTGTCTCTTTGATAGTGTCAATGGCCACGCCCAGCGTTGGAATGCCGGCCTCTTCTGCCTCTTCACGTGTCTTAAATGATGGCACGTCTCCAAATTTCGTGTTCCAGTAATCGTAATCTTTCGCACTATCCTGCACAATCTTTGGATCAATTCGCTCTACCTGTTGCATATTCTGAACGGTTGGTCGCTTATCAGATCCAAGTACTAGACCAACGCAACGGCCAATCGCTGATGTCACTGTGTCCTCAACGAACCATTTTTTCATCTGGACGTTGTAAGTATTTACGTTGCCGAATGCGTAGTCAATGCCTGCTGGCTCTTGATCGTCGTAATGGCGATATACACGGCATTCGACTAGGACATAGCCTTTCTCCAGATTGATGTCCATGATTGACGTGTGGATTTTGCCATCTTTGTGTGTCGCCCAGAATCGCTGGATCCGTGCAGCTACATCTTCGTAGTTATCTAGAAAACTCACTTGGCCACCGCCTTTTGTGAGATGTGGCGAGCCACTGAACGGCCACGTTGATAGCCTTCTTTGTGGCCTTCTTTGAAGCCGATTGAATAGCTAACAATTGACCAGAGAATGCATGCAATTGCCATAAGGACGAATAGTCCGATTTCACTTGTTGTCATTTTTGCTCCCGTGGGAGCTTTGTCGAATGCTCCCAAATACAGAGTGACATCAATGTCCGACATTTTCAAGATTGACGTCGGCGTGTCTATTTTTTGAGAGCAATCTCCAGCATGAGTTGATCTAAACGTTGCTCAATTCGAGACACTTGATCCTTGAGACTGTTGCCACCATTGGGACTCAATTCGCGCATGATCGACTTCACCATGAATCGCATTGACGAATAGATGGCAGTGAGCACCGCAAGGACAAGCCCACCCACCGCCGTCCATTCGCCGACACTCACTTCGTCTTACCGAATTGCGCGTCGTTAGGATTTAACCAGCGAAGAATCACTGGCAGAATTGAAGCAACACCTGCCCCGGCAATTGCTTTTGGATCTGTCACACCGGCCAAATAAACGGCGATGCAGCTGCTCAAGAAGCTTCGTCCCCACGAAGCCGCCATAGCTTTGAGATCTTTCATTTCTTTTTCTCCTTTGGCTTTACCTTTTGGATTGGCTCAACCACTGGATATTCTCCTGCATAGGTTGTCAAGCGAGCGCGAGCGAAACCGACAATTTCTTTTCCGATGAAGCGTTGCTTGAGCATCACCATTCCGCCGTTACGCTGATCTCCATCGCCGGAGGTATTGCCTTCAATGCAGAGCACACTGGTCGCACCTACCTTGACCACAATGCCGATGTGGCTGATGCGATCCACGCCATCATGTGGAAAGTCCATAAAGCATAAATCTCCCAGCTGCGGCTTATCGTCAATCCATCGCCCAAGCTCTTTCATCTTATGAGCACCGGCAGCTGTTGAAACCATTGACGGAATCTTGACTTTTGCCTGGTCGAAACACCAATTGACGAAAGATCCACACCAAGGCAATCCATCGGCCTTTGTGAATTTGCCGTACTTAGTCAGATTATCGCCAGTCTCGACTGTGCCGACTTCAGCTAGTGCGACTTCGATAATCCGTGCAGCAGTGCCGTCCGGATACATCTTAGTCAAGTGTTCCACTTATAGCCCAAGTGCCTTCAAATCATCAGCAGTCAAACCAAGTGCAGCAAGTTTTGCTTGGGCTGATTCTTTTTTGGCTATTGCCTCGGCTTTGTCTGCCTCTACTTTTGCTTCATAACCAATTAAAGCTGCCTGTATTTCTGCGTCTGTTGGCTTAGTCTGTTTTTTATCTAGCCATTCAAGCTCATCGCCAGTTAAAACAAATTCAGCATTTGGGCGAATAAATTGAATTGCATTTACTTTGTCTAAATGTTCCATTATGCACCAATTTCCATAAGAATAATGTTTGACGGTATTGAAGTTAGTTGGAATGTAGCAGTAAGACTAGCGATTACTTGTTGAACTCTACCTTGAATTTTATATGTAATGGCAGAAGTTGTTGCAGGTGAATCTAATTGAGTAAGTGTGTTATGAAATCTAGATTCTGTTGGTGCTGATGACAAATAGAAAAGAAAAGTACCGTTGTCAGACCCAGAGATAACCGTAGAATCTCGCAATAATTGAATTCCTACTCCTGCTTCACCTGTTGAACTTCGTGTCATACTGCAAGTGGTGTAAGCCATAATAAGAATTTTCGAAGTTGCTGATGAAGGTGTTATGGTCGCAGTTAAAGTTGTATCTGCAAAAGTAGTTGTAGCAATTGAAGTGGAAGTTGTAGTGGTTGCGTTAACAACCTGCAAAACTTTGCCACCGCCTGCAGGCGTAGCCCATTTCAAGCCTGTTGAAGCGGTACTATCCGCCACAAGTGTTTGATTGTTAGATCCAACGGCCAATCTGGAAAATGTTCCAGATCCAGTTGCAGCTACTAAATCGCCTTTTGTTGTCATAGCAGTCGCCATTGAATTTGTTACTGTTACATCGCCAGAGGTACCACCGCCCGAAATTCCAGTGCCAGCAGTGACGCCGGTGATGTCACCCACGTCATTAGTGATCCAAGTGAACGCCATATCGGTCGCACTTGTCTTAGACAAAATTTGACCAGTCGTTCCACCTTTGAGATATGCCATTGATGTGTCCACCGCTTGGCCGAATGTGTTGAAATCAGCTGGAAGATTCGTGACCAGAGATGTACTGGTCGGCATCACCCAGCCGAAGTTTGTTGTTGGATTTGCCATCGTTTCTCCTTAATTCACGACTAACGCGTGCGCGTAGTCAAGTGTGCCAGATAGTGTGTTGAATTTTTCTAAGACACTCACATCTTGCCACGCCATCGCCTGGAGTGAGAATGGTAGTGGCGACATGATGAGAGTGACCGAAAGTTCGTTGTATGAAGCCTGGAATCGCCAGCCTTCGACGAAGCCTAAGAAGTTGCCGGATTGCATATTGGCCGGCAGATTGGCAAGCGATACCGGCTGACCCATAAACACATTGATAAGAGCGTCACGATCTGCATTGTCTAGCTCTGGATTGGTCAATGCGAAAGTGATGGATTCAAGAAATGGCTGTGGCGTTGATCTGAGCGTGAGATAGAAATTGGCCTGAGTTGTGGCATCGCCAGAATTCTTGATTGATGTTGTGATCTGTTGAGCAAGGTCGCCATAGGTAGCAATTGAATCTGCGTCGGTGACTGAAACGTTGCCGGCTGAATAGACCAGGTTAATGTCGTTGCGAATATCGCCGGCCTTTGTCTGAATCTTGATTCCACGTCCCAGAGCATCATTGGCCGAAAGTTCTGTGTATCCATTAGCTGCTAAATACTGAGATCTGTGAGTTGAGTCTGCGTAGCAAATCTGGCCTTGAGCGTTTTCGTAGATGTAGCCAAGTCCAGAAGTTGCAAGAGCTGCAACCAAGTCCCATGTGACTGTCTTACTAGATCCGCGATTGGCAAGAAGATAATCGCCTGGCCTATCAATCTCGCCCAGCCCTGTGTTTTGAGCGCCAGCCCATGTTTCCGTTGCTGGTGTATATGTCGCCCACGTAAGAGAAGCCGGAACCTCTGACCAGTTATTGACCAGCAAATCTTGCAAAATTGTATAGATCTGATTGCCGTCGTAGTCCTGTGTTAGAACGCCGTTTGTGAGTGCCTTTTGAAGCCGTGCTAAGGCTCCCAGAGCCGTGATTGTGACCTCTTGGGTGATTGTTACTGAGCCGACCTGCGAGACGGCTACTGTGACATCAACGACTGAACCGCCGAAGATTGCCACATAAGTTCCAGCAGTATTCTTGACCTCGATTGTGACTGAGTCATTGATTTTGGCTGGAATGGCTGACTGATTCAGATTGATTAGATTGACTGTGCAATAACCGGCTTGAGCCTGTGTGTAGATATTTGTGCGCCCTGATGAAATTGAAAGATTGGCTAAGACTGTATTTGTGACGACGACGCCTTCAATTGTTACGCGCCAGACTGGACTCCAATTTGTCATTAGAGAGCGACCAGATTACCGCCGCCACCTGTGCCGCGATAGTAAGAATCATTGAGCGTGTTCACAATTGTGCGAGCTGTACCTTCTGCATCGATGGCTCCATTGACTGTGATGCTAATCCGTGCAGCATTCTGTGAGTCGGTAAAGCCACCGCCGCCCATAGCAGCTAAACGAGCCGCATTCTGTGAATCAGTAAATCCGCCAGCGATAGCTGCTCCCATGGCCGCACTAGATACACCGCCACCGCTTGTTGAACCACCGGAAGATGAAGTAGATCCGCCTGAAACTGACGGGGCACTAATTGTTGGTGCAGATGGAGTAGTCACTTTAGGAATGTTAGGTGTTGGAACGCTAATCGACGGCGCAGAAATTTTAGGAATATCCGGAACTCCAGGAATGCGACCGATTGTGTTGTTGTAAAGTCCAATCAAAGCGTTGATGCCAGCAATGGCTCCAGAAATCAATGTGTTTAGATAACCAATCACGGCTCCAATCACATTGATTACACCACCAGCAATATCTCCAATAACTTTGAAGGCTCCGCCAATTCCGGAAACCAATACGGGAACGACGTACTTTTGCAGGAATCCAATGAATTCCATAAAACTGTCTTTATTCTTTTCAATTGCGTCTGTGATTGGCTTAAAGAAATCAGCAAATTTGCCAAGAGCTGGGACGACTTCACTGACTACGAAATCAACCAATTTCTGAATGATTGGCAGAAGTTTATATCCAATAGTTTCTTTTGCTTCATCGAATGTGACTTTCAATCGATCCAAGCGGCCTTGATATGTTTCAGCATTAGCCGCAGCTGCTCCACCAAATAGATCCGTGAGTTTCTTTTGAACGTCAGTGAATGACATTGTTTTCAATTCGGCAGAAGATAATCCAATGCCTAGTTTTCCAAGAGCTGCCGTGTTGCCGTCGTAGGCCTTGCCGATTGCGTTTGCGACCGCCTCAAGTGGTTTTGAAGTCGATGTTGAGACATCAAGTGCAATTGATAGAAGATCCTGCGCCTTGCTTAAATCATTTGTCGAAAGCGCGATGCGCTGCAACGCCGGACGAAGTTTGTCGTCGGAAACGCCTGTCGCCAGAGACATTTTGAGAATCTGCGCTTCTGTTGCTGCAATTTGTGCCTCTGTTGCACCTGTTGCAGATTTGAGAGCGTTGGCTAGTTTGACCTGTGCTGCTTCATCTTCAATCGCCGCTTTGACGCCATCGACTCCGATTTTGATTGCATAAGCAGCAGCAGCAGCGCCAGCAGCCGCGAAAGCCAGTCCTGCCTTCTTGCTAAATTCGCCCATCTTTGAAGAAGAATCATCAACGTCTCCATTGGCCTGAGCCAGCGATTTCTTGAGTTGATCTACATCAGCAAGAATCGAGAGCTTGAGTGTTCTTGATTGTCCAGCCATCACCACTCCTTCAAGATTCTGTCGAAAGCATTTTCCCACTTGTCAATGATCTCCGGCTGTATTGCGCGAAGTGTCGGATAAATAAACCAACCAGTTGAGCCGCGTCCGGTTGTGCCTGACCAGATGGGAAACTGCTTGAATTTATTTGATCCGAACTCCGTACCGCCCCAGAGATCCTTTGTTGTTGCACCGCCGGAGAATTTCTGACTTACGAAGCCGAAAGACAATTCGCCAATCTTGGAAGATTTAGACACACGGGAGCCACTGGCAATCCTGTCGGCTGCTTTACCTCTGGAGACGGCTTTCTGTTGAATCTTGCCTTGAGCGAATTCTGCAAGAGCTGACGATTCTCTTTTAGCTGCATCAGTAGCTTCTGAGTCCATCGCCTTGAATGCCGAAGTGATGCGACGAAGATCTGCCTTGTCATAGGCAATTTCAACCTTGTCGCTCATTCTGTTTCTCCAGTATCTCGAAAGCTGTGTAGATCTGCTCCGCCGTCGTCCATTCGCTCATTGGAATTCCCGTGGCTATGGCTAACTCCACCAGGATCCGATTTACGCTTCCGGCGGCGTAACTTTTGGGAGAACGTCACCGACTGTCACATCGGCCACTGTTTCACACCAGATTTCATAGCTCTTGATTGGCTTGCCACCGGCTTCACGTTTCATCGCATTCCACGCAAGGAAGAGAAGATCAGAGATTCCAATCTTCTCCTGCGCTTGCGAGATTGTGCTGCCTGTCTTTTGTTCCCATTTTGCCCACTCTGGCGGCTGCGCAGTGTATGTGCCAAATTCGCCGGACGTGTATTCGATGGTGATTGGTAGTCTCATTTTGTGCTCCCGTTTCTATTGGTTGGATCAGGTGATTGTGAGAACTGGTGTTGTTGAGCAAAGCATCGCCCAGGTATCAGTCTGAGCATCTGGAGCCGCGCCGCCAGCAGTTGGAGCCACTGGAAAGACGTTGCCAGCAAATGATGCACCAGTTGCTGATATGAGTGTGAATGCCAATGCAGTATTTGGAGATGAAGTGAATGCAGTCCACATCGCTTCGAAGAGTGATGAAGTTGCGCCCCAGTCTGCAAGAAGTGAGATGTTGAGAGTCCACTGATCATCGATGTGCTTGTAAGCCTTGCCATCGAGTGTCTGATATGTAGTAATCACTGGCGCATTGACCAGAGTGACCGCAGTTGTTTGCGCGTCATAATTCACTGAATTTAGGGTGAAGGTTATGTCGCGACCCGTGACGATAGTTGTTGGCATTTGTCTATCTCCTTAGATTGTCTGTTGTGTGTAGTAAGTGCTGACCGCGAGATCCGCCACTAGTAGGTTGGTCGCGCCGACCTGCTGGATTGTCGGACGTTGAACGTCTCCGACTTCATATCCTGCTGGCATCGCTGCGATGATGCTGATAATAAGCTGCTCAAGATTGTCTAGTGCTCCGGCCGTGTTGTTATATGCAACGGCCGCAGTGACCACGAAATTGATTTTCACGCGCACCGCAGATTTGCCGATTGTTGTCGTTTCCAAATAGGGAGAATCCGGGACAATTACACAAGCTGGAGGAATTACTGCCTCTGGAGGAGATGAATAAACGGAAGCAACGACGCCGCCTAGAGCTGTTGCAAGGGTGCCGCGAACGTTGGTCGCAATTGTTGTTGGTGTAGGCATTAGATGGCCATCGTTGAAGTGTCAAGGTATGGCGAAAGTAATCCGACCACTCTGTTCATTAAGGATCGTCCCATTCTGTAAGGCGATGGCGTAAAATCGACGCCCTCTATTTGGCCACCTGGAGCGACCACGGATTGGAAAATCTCCACACTCACAATCGTCACAGCTTGTTCGACTGCCGGAGTTGATGCGTAAAGTGTGGCGGCATTGGCTCCGGATAAGTAGGCAACGCCAGCTGGTATGACTTCGCGGAAAGAAATGTTCGCGTTTGTCTTAGCAGCTGTAAAGACATAAATCGCGCCAGAGTAAAGATTGAACACTGGAATGAATGGAAACGTCTCCCAGTAATTTGATGTGACTGTCACTGTTCCGTTGAATGTTGATGGAACGCAACCAGTGACCACGACTGTCTGACCCTCGACGAAAGTGTTCGGACGTTGCGTGACGTAATAGGCGACATTGTTTTGAAGATAAACGCCGGCGATTGCAGCTTGATTGGCAGTCAGCATCGGCAAAATTACTTGTTCGGCAGAATCAATGATTCCGTCAAGGTAAGCATCTGAATACAGGGACGACGAAACGCCCAAGACTGTTCGCAGTTGCGATGCAGTAATGATAGATGGCATTTCATCGTCCCTTCGTATTCGGCTGGCCTAGATACGGGAGCGCACCTAGGCCATGATCAGTTTGTGATTATGTCAAATTAAAGCGGCGTAGACCACCCGCAAAAGTGACACCAGCTGCCACGTACCCATACAGCATCAATTCAATTTCGCCAGAAACTGGAACGTTGGCTGAAAGTGTTAGCGCAGAAGATTCAAAAATCTCGATTGAGCGTGGCTCGATGATGAACGCTGACTCATCGATTGTTGTTGAAACCATGTTGGCATCGACATAGAGATCAAGGCCAAGAACGTTTCCGCGAAGTGATGTTGGATTTGCAGTACCACCAGCATTCTGAGTCAATGGCTGAGCGTTGTAAATTGGACGGCCAGTTGTATCAGTTGCACCCATCAAGAGTGACCATTGTGATGTTCCAGCGACGTATGCAGTTGCAGTGCGCTTTGTTGCGTTGTATGCAGCTGCTGATTCTGTTGAAACGAATGAAATGATTCCGGCTGATGATGCAGCAGTTGTTGCAGCTTGAGTTCCGCCAGCAGTAATCTGAGCGATTACATATTCGTCAGTTGCTTGAGCGTACCCATCGCGAAGATTCTGTAGCATGATTTCATAGAATGATGGATCTGAGCGATCTAACAATTCTACTGAGTAACGCTGGAATCCAGCCTTCTTGATGACTGTCGCATTGACGTAAGCAGAAGTGATTTGAGTTGTTCCAGTTGGATCTCCGCCTTCTGCCACTGTTGCCACTGTTGAGTTAGCAGTGATCTTAGGAATTGACACTGTCATTCCGTATGAATTAAGTGGACGTGAGCCACCGCAAGCGTCGATTGTTGGACGAACCATTGTTGTGTTAGTTGCAACGTCGCGAATGTATGAAACTGGTGAGAACGCTGGATTTGTTGAGAATGAATCATCGGCAGCCATTACGTACTGACGAGAATCTTCATTGCCTAGCTTCGCCTTAATTGTGTGCTCAAGGTATGCCCCTGGAGTTGCAATTGGTGAACGTGGCTTTGTGAAGTACAACGGACGAGTTGCATCTGTTACTGTTACGACTTTGGAAGCTTCAACCGCTTCGGCTGCTGCTTCGGGAACGGCTGGAGTTGATTCCACTTCGTTTTCTCCTTCGATTGTTGGTGTGTTTGTTTCTGATTCTTCGGCTTGTGGCTCTGATTCAGAATCTTCTGTTTCACTAGCTGCGATGGCGACTTTCGCGCTGGCAATTGCTGGATCTGTTACTAGCGAGACTTCTTTCAATGCGCTTGCACTGATGACTAGAACGCCATCGACATTCTTGTACCTTTCAGCTAGAACTCCCACTGAGAATCCGTCACGCAATCCAGAACTTGCCTCAACCAAACTGTCAGATCCGGCTGTCGTATTTCCGATAGAAAATACTGCATCGATGCCTTCGTCGGTGACTTTGTAAGATTTCAAGAATCCAATTGGAGCTTCACGGCGATGTTCCAAGAGCAATTTTGTTGTGTTGCCAAAAGTAATTGATCCTGGCTTGAATGATGTCGCTCCGGCTGATGTGGATCCAGTTTCATTCCAGGTGACAATGCGACCAGAGATTTCACGCTTTGGAAAGTCTGTGGCCGTGACCTTGATTGAAAAATCAAGATTCATTGGAGTTGGCTTTGTTTCTTTCATGAGATCATGTCCTCTTCTCGTCGGATTTCTTCTGTTGTGATTGCACCTATATCAAATAACAATTTATAAACTTCTGCGCGCTCTTTGGCTGATCCGCGCAAATAATCATCAAGGTCAAATTTAACTTCTTGCGATGCCGGAACGAAATCATTTGGCATTCCTGTCATTGAAAGACGCTCTTCAATGCTGGTCATTACATTTCTCAAAGAGAAATCGACAAGAGATTGACGTGATAGAGCTGCGTTGGAGTAAGTCATACTGGAGCCAGTTTCAGCATCGACGTAGTAAGCCGGAATGCCACAAGCTCTGGCCAATTCGGTGGCGACATAGCTTCTCGCTTGATTTAGCTGAAGTTTTTCTGGATCGAATCCTAGAGCTTGCAATTCAACGTCAGCGTTTAAGAATGCAGTTGAACGATTGCGTCGAGCACTGCCCCAAGATTCAAGAAGCTTTGCGATGCGATCTGCTGGAAGTGCAGTGCCATTAGATTTCAAAACCATCGTTGGAACTGGTTCGCGTGCATACATAACCGCTGCGCGTTCTAATTCTGCGCCGGCTTTGATTGTGCGACCAGCACGATTCAAGATTCCTTCATCGTTTCCGTAAAACACTGCAAGAGCACCGACGCCAGAATCTGGAACTGGAATGTTGTCCACTGTGTAATACTCAATCTCTGTTCCACGTGCGTTTGTAATAATTCCGACGCGAGTTGGCGAAATTCTTTCAGCTGCACGAATGCGATACGTGTCTGCATAAATTTCAGTAATGCGAAGATACCCATACCCGAACAGAAGCAAATCTTCGCAGAGCCAGGCATAGGTGCTAGATCCTGGAACGCGTGGATCTGGTTGATTGATGCACTTTGGCGGCGTCTCGACTTCTGATCCATCAGCTTTGACGCGAACCTTCAATGGAATTGATGCGACGCTTGAGGTAATGATGTTACGGGCGCGAGCACACGTTGGCACTGACATAAATTCTGCACGTGATGCAGTGATGCCAGTGATTCCGTAGAAATTGTAAATTGAATCCGTTGTATTCGTAGGCGCAAGCGATGCCTGGACGTCATACGTCGGTGACGGAGCCGATGTTGTGACGTTGCGAGAAAATAGACCCATGCGTGAAGTCTAAACGTGCGCTATACATCTAGCCGACCAGAATGTCTATCTCCATCTCTGGGCGTGTCGCAAAATGTGTCGCAAGAGCCGAAGCAACAGCTGCGCAGACTGCAACGCTTGAGGCGCGCCGACCGATAATCCAGCCACCATCGCCCATTGGTAATCTGACGGCCGATAATATCTGCTTGGATAATTCTGCCTGTTTCCCGTGGATCAATCTCTTTGAGGTAATCGCACCCAGCAATTCATCGCAGCTCTGGCCATACAGTGCGCCATCGATACTGATGATGGGAATGCCGGCTGGCTGTAATCGAGCAGCTACGGCAGAGCTTGTGCGCTTGCTAAAAGCCACATATTCAAGCGGATATTTTCTGGCATAAGGCGCGACATCGTTGGCGATAGCTTTATCATCAAGCGAGATTGGATTGTGCCAGGTATGCAGAAGCTTGATGTTGAAAGTGTCGTCGGCATTTTTTTGAGCCGCGACCAATGCCCCATCTCTACGATCTGGCGATAAATCCAGGCCGAACCACGTCAGCTTGTCCACATCAAGTTGTATTTCATCAGATCCACACTCCTCCCATTCCTTCACAGGAATCGCTCCGGAGATTGTATTGACCCAACGGCAGAGTACTTCCGTCTGGACGACATCTGGCGGATCATTGAGAACGGCGCGGATATTATCTTCGTGGATTGTGTGACCAAGAGCCGGATTGCTGGCGACCCAGTTTTTTTCATCTTCAATCTTGTCCGAGAATGCCGACCATTCGAAATAGGCGATGTCATCGTTGCCACCAGCAGCCGAAGCCATGCCGCGCTCGCGTAATTGATTGAGAATCAACGAGTGTTGATCTCCGGCATTTGAAAACGTCCAGAGCTGCGGATTTTTAGCGGCCATCATCGTATATCTCATCGCTGACCAGGCTTCCGTATCTTTGAGCTGACGCGTTTCGTCCATGTACACAGTCTCCGGCTTTGCAAATCCACGAGCCGCAGCGTTCGCCGCCTTGACCACGTAGCGAGCACCGGACATCAATTCGATTTCTTCGGATCCATGCGCCCATCGGATTTTCTTGACTTGCTTAGCTAGAGACGGATTGTTTTCAATAATGCTGACGACGTGCCGGAACGTCTCCAGCGATGTAGTCAGAACGTGCGCTGATCCAAGTTGTAAGGATTCTTGCCACAGGAAAAGCCGAGCCAGAATCGACATCTCCATAATCGTGGACTTGCCATTCTGACGAGCTGCAACGACCACGACTAGAGGCGCGTGCCAGCGTCCGTCCGGCTTAATCTTGAGCGCGTGCTCGAACACGAATTTCTGCCACGGCATCAATTCGATACCAATCGAAG